CCGACATTCCAGATAACATCTAACAATGTTGTTTCTTCTCCTGCCTGTATCTGTTTGAGGGCATAAGCACCTCTTGGGTGGTGAGAAGTATATCCTAAGTCATTAAAAGTCTTATTGTTATTCACTCTAAATACTTGCCCATCTTGTGGGTATAAATCTGCATTACAAGTAAATATTGTTTCAAATCCAAACTCTTTTAACTCTTTCATGTCATCAAGATAAGTGGGATTCCCATTGGTAGGCTCTAATCCGTGGGCAATAAACTGTAAGTCTCGTGTAAGAAACTCTTCTTCACTCTTTAAGTTTAATGCACCAGCGGCATAGTTCCTAGCATTGGGAATCTCCTTGGGAGCAACAACCTCTCCTGTAATCTGAACATAGGATTTAGGAACTGTTGGGGGAACTAAATGTTTAACTAGATTAGTTACATCAATCCCATGTTTTCCGTCTCCACGAGTTATTGCTCTCCACAACTTGTGACCATGATATGATACACTAATTGCAGCCCCATCTAGTTTAGGGGATACAACTGTGACACTATCTTTAGCCCAAGAAGGAGGTGTGTCCTCTCCCTCAAATACTTTTTGTAGGCTATACATTTGAAATGCGTGAGGAACTTTCTCAGATGAACTGAGTTTATAACCTACGGTGTCATACTGTGTTTTAATCCTATCATATACCTCATCTGGTATTATAGGATTGCCACTATAATATGCTTCCTCACATTGTTCTATAAAATTGTTTAACTTCATTTTCCTATATGTTTTATGTCTGATTTGGGAATAACTTGATAAGCTCCCTTGTTATATGCTATTGATACAGTATACTGCTTACTTACTTCTTTCTTGTAAGTATTATCACTTGCAGGAGAGTATGAATCCATAGTCATACTAGGATACTGCTCTCTGTGATTATCTGTTTTATACTGCGGAAAGTGACCACGAAAAGATTGTGGTTTTGCTTTCTGTGTTTTGCAACTGGTCGTCTTTCTTTTGCGACCAAATGAATCGTGTGTAATACTTCCTTT